TAATCTTTACAACATATCATTCATTACATAGAGTACAAGAGAGTAATATTGTTGTAGATACAATATACTTTGATGAGGCACATAATTCAGTTCAGAAAAACTTTATCGTTCCTGTTGAGCATTTCTCATGGGATTCCGATCGTTCATACTTCTTTACTGCCACACCTAAGCACAGTCTCACACCATTCAAGGCAGGTATGAATGATAGTGATATATTCGGTAATGTAATCTGTCAGGTTCCAGCACCTAAGTTGGTAGAGCAAGGTTACATTCTACCACCAAAGGTAGAAGTATATGAGTCACGTTTACTTAACAAGCATGAGTTAGTTGCTGACGTTGATTGTGAGCAGATGATTGATTCTATTGATAACTTAGAGAAAGACAAGGTTCTTATCTGTGCTAAGTCAACTAAGCAGATTACAAACTTAGTATCACAGACTGACTTCTGTGTTCAGTTGAGAGAGCGTGGTTATAACTGGATGTATATTACTGCTAAGACTGGTGCAGTAATCAATGGTAAGAAAGTTAAGAGAGACAAGTTCTTTGAAGTATTAAATACATGGGGTAAAGATGATTACACTAAGTTTGTAGTTCTACATCACAGTATCCTATCTGAGGGTATCAATGTAAATGGACTTGAGGCAGTTCTATTCTTGCGTTCTATGGATTACATTGGTATCAGTCAAACGATAGGTAGAGTGATTCGTAAGGGTGCTACTGACAAGGCATACGGTTTAGTATGTGTACCAGTTTACTCTAAAGTCGGTATCTCTACTGCACGAAAGGTAGAGGCAGTTGTTGATACTATTTTCAACAAAGGCGAGGCAGCAACATCAGTGGTGACAAAATGATTAATTGGATAAAAGGTTATCAGGATAAACATTCTAATCCTGTATTTAAACATGCTAAGAATCCTGACAAGTGGGAAATAAAGGATAGTAGATTCATTATGTTTCGCTATGGTAAAGGTGGTGCGATTGATATTAGAATCATGGAGAATGATACTGATTTTAAACATGATATAAACATTACTGTTGATAAGGATGGTAAACTAAAAGCAATGGTATCAGAACAAATAAAATGAGAAAGATTCTCTTTGATGACTGTATATGTCATACAAAAATATCTAATCATACTAATATTTGAGATTGAAAATAGTAAGGACAATGATACATCAGTACAGAGTCCTTATGATTCATTTTCAAAAGTAGATTGGCAATCCTGTACTGATTTTGAAAGACCTTGGGTTAAATTGTTTCTTCCTAGTTATACTAAAGCATTGGTTGAAATGATGAAGGAATTAGGATATACTGGTTATGATACAAATGCAATGTGGTTTCAGCAATATTTGGAAGGTGGAACGCATGGTTGGCACATTCATAGTAATCATTTTACAGGTGTTTATTACTTAGAATATCCTGAAGGGTGTGGTAGAACTAAAATATGTTCACCATATAATTTAAAAGGACATGAAGTTGATGCAGTTGAAGGTGATATGATAATATTCCCTTCTCATTGGATTCATAAAGCAATGCCTAATTTTAAAGATAGGAAAACCATTATATCCTATAACTTTGATATAAATGCTGACAATGTAAATACTTACATATTAGATAAATGAGAGATACAATTTTATTTGGTGATTGTCGTGAAACTCTTAAAGAGTTTGATGAGAAGGCGAGGATGTGTGTTACATCCCCACCTTACTATGGTTTAAGAAACTATGGTGGTGAAGAATCACAAATAGGACTAGAACAAACTCCAGAGGAATTCATCAAACAATTAGTAAACGTATTCAAAGAGGTAAAAAATGTGCTCACAGATGATGGAACTTGTTGGGTTAATATTGGCGATAGTTACTATAATTACAGACCTGGAAGGGGACAAGGATTGGCAAAACAAACAGTCTCAAATACTAAACAGGACTTACCAGATGTGTGTCCTCGTAGAGGAAATAGAATCCGAGGACTCAAAGAAAAAGATTTAATTGGTATTCCTTGGATGTTTGCGTTTGCAATGAGGGCAGATGGATGGTATCTAAGACAGGATATTATATGGAGTAAACCTAATCCAATGCCAGAGAGTGTGAGAGATAGATGCACAAAATCACATGAGTATATGTTTTTGTTTAGTAAGAATCAGAATTATTATTTTGATGTGGATGCTATCAAGGAACCAACAAGACGTAAGAGAAGTGTATGGAATGTGACTAAGAAACCATACAAAGGGGCACATTTCGCAGTATATCCACCAGAGTTGATTGAACCATGTATCAAGGCAGGGAGCGAGGAAGGTGACATTGTATTAGATCCATTCATGGGTAGTGGAACCACTGCTATGGTGGCAAAATCACTAGGTAGAGACTATAATGGATGTGAGTTACATGAAGACTATGGTAATCTAATTCAGAAGAGAGTGAAGGAATATCATCCAGTTGAAGAAGTGTCACAAGAGACTAGCATAAACATCCTAGATATTGTATAATACAGTCATTCAGAGGATTACTAATGAAGTGCGAAGTCAAACTCTATGTTGCTGGACAGACGTTCAGTGAAGAGGTTCATGCAGTAAACTATCAGGAGGCACGACAAGTTGCTCTTGCTAGAAACCCAAACGCCAAAGTTATTAGTGTCAATGCCAAATTTTAAAGATGAGTTCCTAACTCTGTTGAGAGAGAAAGCATACCGTAAAGGTGACTATACTCTCTCATCAGGCAGAAAGAGTGAGCATTATGTAAACTGTAAACCAGTTACATTGAGTTCAAGAGGACTTACACTTGCTAGTCTAATGTTATTAACAAGTGTAGAGGAAGATGCTGTGGCAGTTGCAGGATTGACACTTGGAGCAGATCCTTTAGTTAGTGGTGTTGCTGTTGTCTGTGGACTTGATAATCTAAAGATAGATGCTCTCATTGTTCGTAAAGAAGCAAAGGGACATGGAACAGGTGCATACATTGAAGGTCCACTACCTGAGAAGGGTGCTAAGATTACTGTTCTTGAAGATGTGATTACCACAGGTGGTTCAGCAATTCAGGCAGTCCAGAGACTACGTGATGCAGGTTACGTGGTGAATCGTGTTGCTGCTATCGTAGACAGACAAGAGGATGGTGAAGCGGATGCTGCTATGAAAGAAGCAGATTTAGAGTTAGTAAGTATCTTCAAATTGGAGGATATTATAAGTGAGTAGAGAAATTCCTACAACAGAATATATGCAAGATGGGTGGGATTCTGGACCTATTGGATGTCATCCCTACAAACGTGGTAGTAGGCATAATCAAATAGGTATGTGGGTTATGTGGGTATATTATATTATTATTGTTGGTATGGTTCTTAGACTCGCATGGGTGCTAAACTCATGACTAGATGCACTAACTATCAGACTTTCTATAAGAAAGCGATAGATGAAAAGACTGGTTATGTTACCAAAGATGGAGAATGGGCAGCAGTACCAACTACAGAGGGTGGTAAGAAACTTGCCATCATCCATAATGGTGAGTGGGTGCATACTGCAAGAAACTTTGACTTTGCTAAGTCATACATACTCAAAGAAAAGAGGAAGAAATGAGCGAAACTAAACAGGATAAATGGAATCGTGGAAGGACTCTCTTTCTTGAATCTGTACATAAACCAGATCATGAATTGAGAGGATGTGCCCACAATCAAGAGTGTTTCCATGAATTAATGGAGATAAGAGAACAGGTTATTAAAATTGTTCAAGAATTGGACAATCCACATACTCCACCATTAGCATTTGGTAAGAAGAATAATCATGTGGAACCTACAATCACAACACCAGCAGGTGAGATTAGTGAAACTCTAATGAGTGGAGCATTAGGTGATTATTATGAACATTCAGACGCATGGTACGATTACAAACGTAATGATCCCAATGCAGAGAATCCTTTTACAGATCCAAAAGATAGAGAACGTGCGGAGAGAGTAGTAAATGGAAATTGATGATGATGTGAAAATCACTATTAACCTTAATAAGTTGGTAGAGGCAAGAGCAAAACTCCAAACTCAATATGGAGATTACTCTAGTAAGATATGTAAGGGTGAGTATCTTGATGGCAATGATATTGATAGAATAGCATCTAATTTGAGAGATACATTGACATGGGAGTCACTTTATCAAATGGTTGATGAGTCTATCCTAGAATACTTAAACATTAATGAAACTCATTATGGTGAGACAACTATTGAAACTGTTGAGTTAACAATGGAGAAGGAGAAGAAGGCAAGAGAGAAGGAGTTTAAGAAGAACTTTGATATGGTTAAGTTAGAATCATCTTCATGGACTATTGATGTTCCAGTAAGAAAGAGGGACTAGGCATAAATTTTTGTAAATTGTATCAGCAAATACAAACACTATTTGCATAAATAATGATAGAATTAGGGATAACAAGATGATCTGAATCTCTTCGTTATTGTAGTTCATTCGAGGCAATTATGCACAACTTAATTTCATTTAATCAACTCGCTGGATCAAAACATATGGAATATGATGATTCACAAGATGATTTACTCACAGAATACTACGAGTGTCTAATTGACTGTGACGACGACCAACATGTTTGTAAACGTATATGTAAGGAGGTTTTAATTTAAAACAATTCGACGTTTATCTTAACAAACAAATGATTAAGTATCAACATCCACCTTAAGTAAATTCAATTAATAATCACGCCCCTTGACTTTTTAGTTGAGGGGTTTTATAATGTTAAAAATTATAGGTGTATAAATGAAAGATGAAGGAGAACTCATAGCAGAATTGCTATGTATTACTGGTGAGTTGGGTGGTAAAATGCAAAGACTTACAACCTATAATAGTACAGGTACTACAAGTAAAAAGATTGTTATTGAGTATGATGTGCAAAAGAAACCAAGGTGATGCAAAAGAAAAGAATTGCTGTTATAGGTGCTGGTAATGCAGGATGTATAACTGCATTACATTTTAATTATTATTCAAAGGATAAGTATGAAATAGTTTTATACCATAACCCTAAAGAGTTTGCTATTGAACGTGTAGGACAAGGAACTAATGTATCTGTTACTCAATTAATAACACATACAATAGAATCTAATTGGTATGATAGAAATTATATAGATGCTACCTTTAAGAAAGGTATATTATATGAGGGATGGGGAAAGAAACAAGATAAGATATTTCATTCCTTTCCAATGAACACAATGTCTATGCACTATGTTCCTCAAAAGTTATCAGATACTATATTAAAGTCTGGTTTATTTGAGGTAGTAGAGAGAACTATAGATAATCCTGAAAAGGATATAGATGCTGATTTCATATTTGATTGTAGAGGTAGACACAATAGGAATAAGGATGATTATGAACCACTTATTAATCCTTTAAACTCTTGTTTACTTTATAAGAAGGATGGTAAAGATGTTGGGTTAGATCTTACTAGAACTGTTGCTACTCCTAATGGGTGGACATTTGTTATACCCAACGCTGATAGTGTATCTTATGGGTATTTGTATAATGATACTATAACATCAACACAAGCAGCAAGAGATGATTTTATAGAAAGATTTAATCTACCTGAAACTGATTATAGTACGTTAACTGCAAACATTAGTAAAATATCTTTCGAAAATTATGTTGCTAAAAATATATTTGTTGGAGAGAGAACTATTCTTAATGGGAATAGATATTCATTTTTAGAACCGTTAGAAGCAACCTCTACAAGATTATATCAATCAGTATGTAGATTTGTATGGGATTATATGCAAGGTAATAGGACTAAAATAGATTCTAATTATAATATTAAAAGAGTTGTAAAGCAATTAGAAACATTTATATTGTGGCATTATCAGTTTGGTTCAAAGTATGATACTCCTTTTTGGAAATATGCTAAGAGTCTTCCATTTAAACCTGATTCATATTTTAAAGAACTCTTAGAGAAAAGTAAACTAGAGAGTTATTTTGAATTAGAATCTAAACCAAGATATGATGGGGATTACTATGCAGATCAATGGACATATTCTAGTTTTAGATATTGGAATGATGGTGTATAAATACCTATTCGGATAATATTCAATATACATGAATGATAAGAAAGCAGCAAAAACTATATTAAAGAGAGCAAAGAAGCATCCTGATTGGTACACCCAAGATGAGATAAAGTATGCTAAGATGGTAAAGAAAAGAATCAAACAAGAGGAAAAGGATGCAGAACGAAAGTTTAAAAGTGAATCAAAATAGTGATGGTTCATTCACATTAGAATGGGATAAGAAAGATCCTAACTGGCAATTCTTAAACAACTTGACATCTAAGGAGATACAAGTTATTATGAATCAAGCGATTCAATATGACAAGAATGACAGAAAAATCGGAGCATAACTATTCTATTCAGAATTTACAAGATTCACTAAGAGAAGTTATGATTGGTGAATTTACACCACAGGAAATACATGAAGTCATAGTTGATACTGTTAAAGATAACATGAGGTATTATAGAGCATGTTATAATGATAGTGTAAAACTTTTAGCTTTACTGCGACTTAATAACAACAAGGACATTGAAGTTATTGATGGTGAATACACTGAGAATGACTATTGGGATGGTAAACTTAGTGGTAAAGAGTTTGAGGAAGCATTAAAGAAGTTTGGATTTGACTATACTCCTATTGATAAGAAATTCAAACTAGATTCACCTGAACTACATAATGATGAGGATGAAAATTAATCATGGACAAACAAATGCTTGACATTAAAACTACCAAGAACAAAGAACTTGGACTATGGGACATTACTGCTACTCTTACACTTCCACCTATTACAGTTAGTAGATTGAAGAAAGATAAGAGTGACATTGAATATGAATTGCGTGATGCTTTTACTGATGTAATTACAGAAATTGTAGAGAAACATTGTGAGGATGAAATTTGATGGCATTATCAAAACAAACATTAGACTATTTACTTGAAGCAGAAGGTAGCATCCGATCAGCAATTAAGTTTGCCGCAATGAATGAAAAACCTTTAGTTGTGAATCAAATATCTAAATTATTATATGATATAGAGAGTCTAAAAGAGTTTGAGAAATTGCAAGATATTGTGGATGCTCACATCAACGAGAGCGATTAAGTATTAAGTTATACTATCTAACTCTAAAGACAATCTAAAGTTTATAGATAAAAGATATAACTATGTTATAATACCAACACATACTTCATAGACTCATGCTTAATTTAGACGAAAGATACCATTCATACCTAGATGGTAGTAAGAAATTAAGAATAGATGGTGAAGAAGAGAAAGTCATTGCTTATGGATGGCATTGTCAGGATGGCGACATAAAAGGACACTATGTTACCACAGAGAATCATAAATTGTACTATAATATGAATCAAGAGTTTGTTAGGAAGAAATCACTTAGAGAACTTCAGACAGTCTCTTGAAAATAAATAACAATGAGATTACTAAACAGTAAAGTTGGATGGCTTATGACTACTAAAACACCAAACCACGATTTAGAACATGAAGTATATCTAGATCCTAAAGATCATAAAGAGCATATCAATCATGGTATGATTGAATATACTGAGGCAGATTTAGAAATGC